CTCGAAACCCTCTTGGTCGGTCTGCAGTACTCGTTCTTTCCTCCTGCACCACACGCCTTGTTTGTTCTTGTGTCAACCCACTTCTCGCTCTCCCACCTCTTCAGGTCCTTACCAGTCTCTGTCTTCTTTACATTGCCAGATGCCTTCCTGCACTTGGCTATAGCCTGAGATGCCCTTGCTGACGGGAACACATCGTACGATGACTTTACTTTTTTATAGCACGCGTCCTTCATTAGTACTTCCCTTTTTTTTCTTTTTTTATTTTCTTAGCGTGTCTATATCCAGATTCTTTTTCTAAATCAAAATCACTTAAAAACCAACCTAATACAGAAAATCTTTTTTTATTTAGTAATTCTTTTAATCTTGATATTTTTACACCTATAAATTTAGATGCTTGATATACATCATAAAAATTATAAATTATATTATCTGATTTTTTTATAGAAACAGGAGTTTCAAATCCTTTTAATATATATTTGTTTTTACAAAATCTTATTTTACCACTTATGTTTTGTAAGTTTAAAAAATAAGCGCAATCTGCTTGAGAATTAAAATTTAATATTTCTCCGTTTTCACAATTTAATAATTCTACTTTTTTACAAGTATTTGGATTTTTACCTCCAATACCTCCTAATTTTATATTTAAACAGTTTTTATCTTTTATAAGTTCTTTTGTTACTAATTTTTCTTCAAACTTATAAGCTTCTTCTAATGTATCAAATTCTTTTATTACTTCTTTTTTAAAATTTTTATAACCATATTTTATTACAGAATCTAAAAAAGCAGATTTAACTCCTTGTTTTTTTAATTTCAAAGCACTTCCTTGACTGCAAATACCAGATCCTATATATCCATCTGATTCTCTTCTTTCAAGATGAACTCCTATATAGTATTTATCATTAACTAAACAAGTTGTTTTATAAGCAATATTTCTCATTTACCTTTTAAATATTTATCACTTCCTTTAGACCAAAGATTTTTACAAGCCCAATGTCTAGCAGTTAATTTACTTGTAGCTGTATCACAATTATGTCGCGCCTTAAAATTTTTTCTAGCTTCGTCAGAATAATTTGACTTATACCCTGAGGCACCGTAATGAATGAGCTTCTCCTGCCCGTTCTCACAAGCCTTGACCATTCTCTTCTTACCTGCCCTGTCACTCTTTTGAGGAGTGTTGCACTTCATCTTACTTTTGTCTGCCATTTCCTCTTGCTCTTTTGTCTCCAGGCATCGCATTTCGCGAACCGCGATTCACTGAAGCCTTCTGTAATTTTGTACCATTTTTATGGTGTGAAACATCAAGACCATCACCGTTCCCATAAGTCCCACGCTTGCGGTTCTCAGCATTGAGCTCAACACGCTTCTTAACCTCACGGTCTTGCTTGTTGTACTCCTTCTGATACTCAAGACGCTTCTTACGAGCCTCTGGATTCGATGCGTAGTATTTTGCTGTCCTACCTGGCATTGTTATTTTTTCTTTTTAGCCATCATCTTCTCCTTCATCTGCATCTTCTTTCCTTCACCCTTTTCGTGCTTCATCATAGCAACTTTAGACATATATTTTTCTCCTGTTCCTTTTTCAACTACTACCTTCTTTGTAACTTTTGCTTTCATAATTTATTTTTTTGTTTTTGTTTTACCAGCCTTAGACAACGCGATTGCTATACTTTGCTTTTGGCTTTTTCCAGATTTCATCTCTGTTCTTATATTTTCGCTGATCACTTTAGATGAGCTCCCTTTCTTTAGTGGCATAGTTTTATTTTATTAGTTATATACTCTTATTTCTATTGGGGTGTTAAGAAGATATCCATCAGATGGAGAAGGATCTCCTACTTGTATTGGAATTTCATTTGAGGTCATGTTTCCTCCTGTTGTAAAATAAATATATACCCCTAAATTTCCATTGTATTGTGAACCAAATGTAGTCGTTTTATTATTTGTAAATAAATTATCAGATATAATTGAATAACTACCAACGTTATTATAAGTAAACCAAATATTCCCAATAGTGTTTTCTAATACTGTTACTACTGGAGCTCCTGTGTTGTAGATTAAGTTACCTCCATCACCCCAACTATTAGGGGTAGTTCCTGTTGCAATAAATGATGTGTTAACATTATTGTTAGGAGCTCCTACATTTGTCCAATCACCACCATTTGAAACATCTATAAGATATGTTACACCTATTGTTAAATCTCCACTTCCAATAAAGAGTCCATCACTTTCTCCACTCTGTGTTAATAAAGCTGTAAACACTTTATATCCTCTTATATCATCAAGAGTATATGGCTGTGTCTCCGCATTTATCGATGCAGACTTTCGTTCTGTTAAGTTAACTGTTGGAGCAATTCCAATAAATCTAGTACCTAATGGTATCATTTATATAAATGTTTTATCTTTGCAAAGATAATAATTAAATCAAAATGAAATTAAGAAAGAAAATAATAGTTAAGAACTACCAACGCGTTGAGCCGAAGCACGACTGGCTTAAGTACTGGCGTGTTGTAAGGTACTGGGTGTCAGAGTCTTATGGACTATCCTACCCAGATTTGGAGATGCTACTCTTTTTGTACTCCGAGAACCTCTTTTCTGAGCACGACTTCGAAAAGTTTGAGAGAATTATGTCGTGGGATACCAACAGGTTTAAGAGGCTTGTCGAGGGAGACTGGATTGTGCCCTGGCGTGAGAAGAACGGAAACGAGAAGGCACTATATACACTGTCGTTCAAGGACAAGAAGCTAATGAACGCTGTCTATAAGAAGCTCAGCGGTGAGGAGGGCATAACCACCCATCCAACCAAGAACCCAATCTTTAGAAAGGACGCTGGATACATCGCGCGCGGGTATCGAAAGATGATACTTGAGATGAACGAGGCGATACAAAAAGCTAAGCAGTATTAGCTAATATGTTGTATAATGTGTCATATTATGCGCAATAATAGCTAATATGTTGTATATAACGGACATTATCAAATAAAAAACCACCGATATTAGTCGGTGGTTATTAATTTTAGATCACAACGATCACGTCCCTCTCCATTATGACGGTGTAGGTCTTGTCGCCTATCATCATACTGTAGCCAGCGTTCTTGTCGTAGTAGACGATGTCCCCGTCGTTTATAGAGTTGACATCCGTACCCTTCTTTACTATCTCCGCCTTCTTGTAACGCATCTTAGAGGTATCCGTTCCAGACATTATCAGACCGATGTCAGACTTGACCTGCTCATCGATCTGGTTGATTATACAATATTTCCCAAGTGGCTTCATATTACGCTCGTGTTAAGGTTATAATCGCGTTTGTGCTCAGTATCGTTGTGGCTACACTGACCGCGTTCTTCAGCGCGTTCTTCGTCACCTTCAGCGGATCTATGATCCCCATCCCAAACATATCACCGTAGCACTCGTTCTTCACGTCGTAACCGTGACCATACTCATTCACGCTTGACATCATCTCGTACCCGTCCTTGCCAGCGTTGTCCATTATCTGCAGCAGCGGTGACTGTATCGCCCATCCAACGATCTGCATCGCGGTGTACTGGTCGTGGCTTATGTGCTCCATATTTTCATCCGCATACTCAATAATATCAGACGCTATATTGAAAAGCGCCACACCACCACCTGGCAGTATGCCCTCTTCAAGTGCCGACCTAACCGCACAGACCGCGTCGTCAACCCTATCATAACGCTCCTTCTGCTCAACGTCCGAACCTCCTCCAACGTATATAACTCCAACACCACCTGTAAGTGACGCTATACGCTCCTTTAGGGCGTCTCTCTCGTTCTTTCTCGTTGAGTTGTTGTGCTGTATCCACATCTGCTCTACACGCTCTCTAATCGCCTCATTTGAGGTCTCGCTTCGAACTAAGACTGTGCTGTCCCTTCCGACGATCACACGATCAGCCTTACCTAGGTGGTCTATGGTGATTAGACTCAAATCATCACCCGTCTGCTCGCTGAAGTACTTAGCACCAACCGCAAGCGCGATGTCCTGCATCAGCTCCTGCTGCTTGTATCCAAACTGTGGCGGCTGAATGTTACAGAACTTCAAGTTATTATGAGCCACGTTTGCAGCCAGCGTGTTGATCACGTTGCCAGTACACGGTCCAATAATCAATAACTTCTTCTGTCCGTTTATGATTGGCTTCAGCACGTTCTCAATAGACAGTATGTTACTTATCTCCTGGTCTGTCACCATGATGTACACGTCCTCCATTATGCACTCCTCCTTCTTCATATCATTCACAAACAGCCTGCTCGTGTAGCCCCTGTCTATCTTGATCCCGTTAGTGACCTCGCTGTACGTCTTATCAGTCTGCGAGTTCTCCACCGTAACGATGCCCTCCTTGCCGACCTTGTTGTACGCGTCAGCGATGATCGCGCCAAGCTCCCTATCATTGTTAGCAGATATAGAGGCAACGTCCTTAAGCGTCTTACCGCTCACTTTTTTACTCACCTTCTCTAGGCTCTTCACCACACCATCCACTACAGTGTTCACATTACGCAGCACTTCTGTTGGGTTGTTTCTCTCCGTGATGAACTCATTACCCCTTGTGACCATAGCCTCCGTAAGTACAATTGCTGTGGTTGTTCCGTCACCTGCACTCGTTGCTGTCCTATCAGCAGCCTCCTTCAAGATTTTAACAGCTAAATTTTCTACTGGATCAGATAAGCTAATTGATTTAGCTACTGTAACACCATCTTTAGTAATTGTTATTCCGTGGGTATGTAATTGAGACTCTATAAGAACAGTCTTTCCACGAGGACCTAATGTAGATTTTACAGCCCTACTTAACTTAGTAATTCCTTCTACTAATTTTTTTCTTCCTTCTTCTTCGAATGATAATTCAGTACTCATTTTAAAATTTAATTTAATTTATTCTGCAAATATAGTGTAAATTAATTATAATATTTTAGCACCCTTTTTCCAGTTATCTTCTGCCCAAAGTGGTTGTAAGTTAGTGTAATGGTTTAACTTTATAATTTCTTCCTCTGTTTTAGCAGACGAAACTGGTATAATATGATCAAGATGCCATTTGTTTCTATTATCCCAAGACATTCCATTGGTAAATTTTAATTCTATATAATCTCTAAAGTATTTTACAGAACATCCTAATATATCTTCTGTCTTTTTACTTTTAATATAATTATTATTACATCTTTTAAAAGAATCTCCTATCAATGTTCTAATGCTACTAATTAATTTATATAAAGGATCTGCTTTTTTTCTTTCTACTTCATATTTTCTTCTATACTCTTTTACCTTTTCCTTATTATTTTTACGCCAGTTTTTTAACTCTATAACAACCTTTTCTTTATTTGCCTCTCTAAATATCTTTTTCTTTTTAGATATATCTTCTTTATTCAATTCTCTATATTTCTTCTTAGCCTCTGCTATTTTAATTTTATTTTCTCTTTGATATATTTTTTTCTTTTCTGCAATTTTTTCTTTATTATTTATTTGATATTCTTTTTTGTATTCTTTTTGACAACTTTTACATCTATTAGATATACCATCTTTATTTTTAGAATCTTTATTAAACTCTAAATTTATTTTTTCAATATTACAAACTCTACAAATTTTCATTTTGATATTAAATAAAAATGCCTACTAATCTTCATACTGGCTTCGACCTCAGTATTCCAATTAATAGGCTAATGTTTTTAAGTTACTATTTGTCGAAGCGTAACTACATTGCAAAGATACAAAATTAATTAATAATTAAAATGTAAATTGAATGTGTATACACAGGATGTAGATGTTTAACTCTGAGTAGTCAAAGTCTTCGTCCTTGGCGAACCAAGATAAACCAAACATAAGATAGTTTGGTGCAATTGTAATTTCCATATAAAATAAATTAGATTATTATGATGCAAATATAGTGTAAATTTATATACGTGTTTTAGTATTGATTAAAATCAATCCCATGTCAGAAATGTCGTTTTACTTCTCCCTATTCTCTTATATATATATTTTATATATATTTTATTTTTTTTTCTGTAGAAATAGGAAAAAAATCAGAATACTAACATAGAGGTAGTTAAAGTGTTAATAATCAATAAGTTATCTTATGACAAACTTTTTTAAAATCGTCAGGAGACGTCATTTTTAGATAAAAAACGTCGTACGTCAATGGTAGCAAGGGATGAGTTAAAAAAAATAGTCAGAAATGTAGGGTATTTGGGTTATATATAGGTTTGGCGTGACGAATCGCTGTAGGAAACCGACTACAATTTCGACACGGGGGTGCCGATTTCAGAATTTTCCTACAGATTTTTTAGCTTTTTGTAGGCAGGTACCTTCCTGCAGGACTACCTACATTTTGCGTCCCTATAGTTGTTGCTTATGTATGGTACTATGCTATGCACACTACTAATATTTGTAGGGCAAACCTCCTCCCGTTTGTTGTCGTTTGTAAACGTTTGTTGTCGGCTATTATGTAAAATAGAAACGTTACTAATCGCCACAACATAAACCCTAAGACTTAAGGTTTTTCTTACAAGGAAAGGTAATGATAAAGTTTGTAAGTAATTCATTGGCTTTAAAAAACTGTAAGTAAATTCGCAGTTCTGATTATAGATTGTAAGTGAATAGGTTTAAAAAATTGCGAAAGGTAACTAGAGACAGGCAATTATCAACATCGCTACACACACGCGCGCACGCAATACTATATATACAAAACATCGATATATTGTAATTGACTGATATTCAATACTTTAAAATATATAAAAAGATAATTGTAGGAATATACTTTATTGATTATGCATTTAATCGGTAAAACTATGCAGTTCATCGATAATACTGTTAAAATTATGTTAAAAATTTGGAGTGAATTGCATAACCGTTGTATGTTTGTCCTGTCAAAACGAAACAACTAGTAATTTTGACAAGCAGTAAAATAATCAGGTGAACGTGTTTAAAAACATTAGTTCACGGCGTTGAGGTCGAAAGGCATCCGTCAGGTTAATAAGACAGTTGTAGCGTGCCTACAATTCTTTTATTAACGATACTGTAGCAAAGTGAGTGCTTTGCCTGACGAGTCGAAAACGACGAAACAGTAACTTTAAAACTTTATATTATGAATGTAGCAGAATTAATTAAACAGTTAGAAAAATTACCTCAAGACTTACCATTAAGAATGGTGGATGAGAATAATGACGAAGAAAATCTTTGGGTATACGGAGTTGATTTTAGTAGTACGGGAGATTTAGGCTATGAGGTTTCTGGAGAGGTGAGGCTATTAGTATCGGAGTAATTAACAATTTAAAACTTTATTAAAATGGAAGCATTAAAAATTGTATCAGACGTTGTAAATAGATTAAAAAAAGAGGGTGTATTTTACTCAGATGCTACACAAAACATTATGGATAGAGCCTTAGATGTTGTGGCAGAAGAATTAGGAACCGATACTCACACCTTCGAGGTAGATTTAGCGATGCGCGAGGGTGGTTATTCAGACCACGAAGAAGCAGAAGAGTATGTAGGCGCAAATGGTCTTTGGGACTGCATAGAACCCTTGGCTTCTTTCGAGACTATATTGGAAATATTAACAATAAAAAACAAAATAAAATGAAACAATTTTTAAAAAGAAACGAAGGTGAAATTTATTTTACCATTACAGTATTGGCCTTTGCCGTATTAATAATTATACTAGACATTAATAACATTATAAGACTTAAATAAGATGAGAAAGTTAACTAAATACCAATTGCAAAAAATATCAAGAAACCTTGACAAGTACTTCAATTTAGCAAGTGAGGACGATATAAAATCAGGTTTAGTTTGGTACCAACAGGCCAACGACATTTGCAAAGATATTGCACAAAAGTACGGCACGAGTACATTTGTAGCTTCAGGAGTAATAAGTGCGCTAAGTCCTCGAAACAAGTGGGCAAAGAATATTCAGGACGCGTATACGGTTTTCGAAGCTGTAAAAAATAACGTCGAGGCCGTCGATACAAAAGTAAGTACGTTCCACACGAATAAATTCAAGGCCTTTGCCATAGCACAAGGTAAAGTAACGATAACAAGCGAAAGTAATAAGACGTTTGCATTTTGTGAGAACATCGCGCACTTAAACGAGGACTTTGTAACGGTTGACGTTTGGCACCTTAGGGCTTGTTTCGATATGACAATGGGCTCAATCGGGGACTTAGCCTATAAACAACTGCAAAGCATAACACTAAACAAGGCTAAGAAGTTAGGGATGAAAGGCTTCGAGTATCAGGCAATAATATGGAATTCAGTTCAAAACAATTTTTAATATGAACTACGAAGTATACGAACAAAAGTACAAAGGCACGACTAGGACTATCTATCGTGCCTATATAGGCGAAGGCTTCATAGAAGCGCAAAGCCTAGAAAGATTAAAGGAACTAATTAATAATTACGTCCCAATAAAAGAGGGGACATTTAAAAACAAATAACAAAATGAAAACACTACAGATTAACATCGGACTAAACAACAACACAATGACAGCAGAAGAAGTAATTGACTACATCGCAAGCAATAAAGAGTATAGACTTATGGCATATCAGATAGTCGACGCAGAGTTTAACGGCAACGTCGAGCCTACCTTTGTAGGTCTTCTAGAGTACAAATATAACAGGCAGTCAAAGATACTAAGTGACTTTGAAAACATCGCCTCGGTGATGACTCAAGAGAGCATAGCCATTAAAACAGATAGAATGCAGGTCTTAGCCTTCAATCCAGGTTACGAAGGTGACGGATACCAATTCGATAATCAATACTTTAAAAGCATTAAATAACAATTAAATAAATAGAAATTATGGAAAAAAATAAAGTAAGAATAGGATTTTGTGAACATACACAAAACGAAGTAGTCCAAGAAAAATTTGGTGATGAGTGGATATGTATTCACGAAGACACAAGAGAACAAGAATTAGAGAACATTAAACAACAATTAAATAAATAGAAATTATGGGAAGATATTATTCAGGAGACATCGAAGGGAAATTATGGTTTGGTTTACAATCAAGCGATGCAGCAACTAGATTTGGTGGGCAAATGTACGAGCCTCAGTATGTAGAGTTTTACTTTGAAGAGGACGATTTAGAGGGTATAGAAAGCGAAGTAGAGAGAATAGAGAAAGCCTTAGGAGATAAGGTAAAAACTATTAATGACTTCTTCGAGGCAAATAATTCATACCGAGACGAAGACTTGGAAGCCATAGGAATAAGTCGAGCAGACCTATCGGAGTATGCAGATTTAGAACTTGGTATTAAGATAAGAAATCAAGTTAGGGACTTCGGAGATTGTAGATTTGACTCAGAATTGTAATTTATGCTAGATTATCGACACAACAATGTCGATTTTTTTTAGAAACGTCATAGCCTTGAGGTCAATGAAATCAAGGCTTTACGTTTTCTATGCTAGTATTCTGATTTTTTCTTTACTTTCTAGGTAAAAAAAATAAATAAATAAATAAAAATATATATAAGAGAATAGAGAAAACTTTTTCGACATTCTGACATAACAATTTAAAACTTTAAAACAATGACTATAGCAGAAGCAAAACAAGTATTAAGAAACGAGGGTTACTTCGTTGACAACCTTTGGCACGTTAGTGACGTACAAAATAATTTTGAGTGTACGGACGAACAAGCGCAGGACATTTTATATTGGTCACTTACAAGTCCAACGACTATTGAGTATATTAACGAGCATATTAATTTAGTAGCAACAAACGAAAACCTAAACACAAATGGAATTTAAAAACGAGTGGAACAAAACAAGAAGTGGCTTTAGTCATACAAGTGAATTATATGACAATAACAATAATCTATTAGCCACTAGTAAATGTTATTATCTAAATAGAACGTGGGAAAGTTATTCATTTCAAACGTCAATGAAGGACGCAGTGCATAAAGCAATAGAAAATGAGATACAAAAACAAAAAGACCTGCAGGGTATTAAAAGGTTAACGCAACAAAAAAGGGATGAAATCATAAATTATTCTTCAATTATAAACGAATTAAAAACATTATACAAAACACTATGAAAGTAATCATAACACGAGGAAGCTACGGCTTCGGTCACGAGTGGATGCTAGAGGCGTACGGAAAGCAATACTATTTAGGGCAGGACGTAAAGTTCTGCTCAAGAGTACTAGGCGTTAGTCCTAGTGCTATTGTCTCAGAGATAGGCAGTCCTGAAATAGAGGTGCCTGCAGTGAACAATAGACTAGCGAAGTTCATATGTAATGAACTAGGCATAACAAGAAAAACAAACATTAACGCGTGGGACTTATGCGCCCAGTAAAACCTTAACAAATGAAACAACGAGTTTGGGAACTATGGTTCCTATCATCAGCAATAGTATTCGGTACCTTCTTCTTTGTGGGTACAATAGAGGGGAGCCAAGAAGCCTTCCCTAACTTCTTTTGGGGACTAATCCCTGCAATTATTAACCTAGCCGTGTGTATATACCACGGCATAAAACCAATCAAGTAATGGAGACAATAGAGAGACAGGTAAGAGACATCTTCGCAAAGAGGAGCATAACCGATAGGGACGTAAGAAAAGCCAACGAACTTATAAGGGTGTGGAAGTATTGGAATAATTGGAAGGAAGCCACGAGTAACCCTATTAAAGCGTACTAGTATGAGTGTGATACTAAGAAGGCACGATGCCGAGACAAACGACAACTACATAGCGCTTAGGAACGCAGACAATGTTTTCATTATGCCGAAGTTCAGTCACGTTATGATGGACAACAGGCTCGTAGAGGTAAACATACCTGAGAGTTACTAC